GTTCTTTACAATTATTATCAGGACCCTCGGGTGGGGGATTCACCACCTCTAGATCTATTTAGTTTTGCGCTTAAGAATCCTTTACCAGACTCTTACGTAGATAGATACGATTTTTCTGCATACAGCATGGAAGTTGCTGACTATTTCTTCCCTACTTTGGACCTGCTGAATATTACGCCTTCTACGATACCTTCTATGCCGACCCTCTCGCCCACTCTTCCTCCAACCTATCGGTTAGCGGCCCCTTCACTTCCACCTAAGACCGCTGCCAACATTCCTCCCACCGTCGCACCCACCTTTTTAAGGGGCATTATTCCTCAGAGTGGTATCGAAGAACATATTGCTGCACCCGTGTCTACCACTGCTACTATGCAGTTTTCGGATGAGAATCCCGATTGGGAGGTGGGTATCGATCGTCAAAAAGATGATTCATACTATGCAGCAGATACCTCCGACGTCGGCCTTGCTGAGTTTTTCGCTAGGCCCATTGTCATTGGGTCTGTCCCTTGGGTCAGCAATTCCGCCACTGTCGTGTTAGGGCTCACTTTGGATCCGTGGCGATTGTTTTTCTCCAATCCACGAGTCATTAACAGGATTTGCAATTACCGCAATCTTAGATGTAATCTTAAGGTTAAAGTCATGATAAACGGGTCCCAATTTCACTTTGGCAGGGCTATAGTGGCGCATTCGCCTTTGGGGGCACAAGATGAACTATTAAATGTGCAGAGTATGACTCAGTTGACGTCTCTACCTCACATTCTTCTTGATCCTTCCACTAGTCAAGGTGGCGTCCTGGATATTCCTTATTTGCATTTCTGGAATTCGTACGACATAGTAAAAAGTGATTGGCAAGGACGTTCGTCTGTGATATTAGCAGCGCTGACTCCTTTGGGACATTTAGCGGGAAACACTGAAAATGTCACAATTACTTTCCTGGCTTGGGCCGAGGATGTCCTGTTATCTTGCCCCACCAGCTCTGAACCTGCCGGTATTGTCCCACAATCGGGAGACGAATATGGTAAGGGCATTGTTTCGCGTCCTGCGTACGCTGTTGCTCACCACGCAGGGCTTTTGAAACATATTCCTTTTTTGCGTCCATACGCTACGGCTACTCAGATAGGAGCCGGGGCAGTGGGAGACATTGCCCGCATGTTTGGGTTTTCTCGCCCCACCAATGTTTCGGAAACCAGGTATGCCAAACCGTTGCTCACACAGACGTTGGCCAATGTGGATACTAGCGATACCATTCCTAAATTGTCTTTTGATTCAAAACAGGAAACTACTGTCGACCCCCGGACTGTGGGACTGGGACCTACGGATGCGATGGCCTTCTGTAACATTGTCAATCGGGAGGCGTACTTGACTCAATTTACCTGGTCACAAGCCAACGGAATTCCAGGGGTGATGCTTTTTAACATTGGGGTCAACCCATGGGCATGGAACGAGGGCAGGCAGACTACTCCTGGCAAGCAACCCTATGACCTCCCCCCGTGTGCATTTGTCACTATGCCTTTCCGGCGATGGAGGGGAACAATGAGATATAGATTCCAATTTTGTTCCTCTGTAATGCACAGGGGTCGCGTGCGTATTTCGTATGATCCTGCTTTTGCCCCTTCGGGCAATACAGAGTACAATACTGCCATGACAGAAATTGTGGATATCGGCTCTAACAACGATTTTACAATTGAGGTCGGTTGGCACAACCCCAAATCTTATTTGGGGGTGCCCAAGCCAGGTACCCTGCCCATCACTAGTTTGTATGGGACCGTTCCCCTTCCTGCCACAGCTGCGGATCTACACAACGGAGTCATATATGTACATGTTATGAACGAATTGACCACTCCAGCCACGTCGCCTGGGGTAAACAATGACATTAAAGTCAACGTTTTTGTTTCTGCCAGCGATGATTATGAAGTCTTTGACCCGGATCCTGCTTTCATGGAGAATTACTTGTATTTGCCACAATCTGGTGTTGAAGATGTAATTTCCGATTCTTCGGCCCCGCTTGGGGCTCCGGTTCTGCGGGTATTCGGAAATAAATGCCAGCCCAATCACGCCATCAGTCATTACGGTGATCCGATCGTTAGCATTAGGTCAGCCATTAAAAGGTATGTGCTTTATCGCCGTACTATAAGCCCCCAG